GCTCATGTCTTCCACTGTTTGCGTCACAGCTACGGCACCTGGCAGATCGCTGCCGGGACTCCGGTGATGCACGTCAAGCAGACGATGGGGCACTCCAACGTCAAGACGACAGAGCGCTATGTCCATAACACATATGCTGCTGTTGTCAACTGCGCCAACGCTATCTAGGTCCGTCTAGCAAAGGCCTAAACCCTGCTACCATTGATGTCAACCCCCGGTTCTCAGTAGTGAGAATCGCTGGAATCCCTTGGGAGCGTGGCGGAATTGGTCGACGCACTCGACTCAAAATCAGGCTAAATAACCTGACCACATAGCGAACACGAGGGGGCCAACACCCCCTTTTTCATTGGCACAACTGCCTGTCCACTGTCGTACAGGTTAGGCAGTCAATCGAGTCGCCATCTCGTTGTAACTCTTAACAGATTTGCCTATGGCAACACCCGCTCAGATCGATGAACAAGTCAGACTGGAACGAGAGCAAATCAGACAGGGACTAAAGAGACTCAGAGACAGCACAAGGAAGCTGGAAGAAAAAAGCTATGCGTCTGCCTCAATTTATGGCGTGGCTTCTATTGATGCTCTTCTGCCTAGGTTGGTGGAACGCATCGAAGAAACAAACCACCGCATCCATCAGAGACAAAACGGAGTAGCCTTCAAAGAGATAGCTCAGTATCTGGCCGCAGTAGAACCACTGGCTGCTGCTGCGATCGCGTTGAAGCTAACCTTTGACAAGGTTTTCTCTGTTAAGAAGGGTAACGACCTAGTTCAGTCGGTATGCAGCTCTATTGGTGCAGCTATCGAAGCAGAGTGTCAGATGCGACATTATGAAGCATCAGCCCCTGGCCTACTGGAAACACTCAAGAAGAACTACTTTCACCGGTCAATAGGGACGCACCAAAAGCTGGTCGTGGTTCGTACTCTGATGAATAGATACGACGTAGCTCAGTGGGATTCATGGAACACTGTGACACGCATAAAGCTTGGTGGCTGGCTGCTGGACTGCATCATGCAGACAAGTGGTTGGTTCATCAGGGAGGTACGCAGAGAAGGCAAACAGACCGTCACCTATGTCGTGCCGACACCTGAATTCCTCAAGATTAGGGATCGGGTGATGGCGGATGCTGAGCTCTTTGCTCCGCTTGCCTGGCCGATGTTGATCGAACCGAACGACTGGACTGCTGATCGGGCTGGTGGGTACCTGCTCAACGAAGTGATGCGAGGCCACGACATGGTTCGTCGCGGCAACCACCACCTTATACAGGGGGAGACGCCAATCCAATTCCTCAATAAGATTCAGAAGGTCTCGTACCGTCTGAATTCATTTGTGGTGGAGGTAGCCGAGCAGCTGATGAAGCTAGAGCGCTGTGTCGGTAAGTTTCAACCTGTTGTTCATCATCCTCTGCCTGCCAAACCTGCTGACATTGACACGAACTACGACAGTCGTAAGGACTACCGACGACGAGCAGCAGAGGTGATGAACCTTCAAGCCCAGGAGCCGAAGAAGTCTTGTCGTACTCGCATGACCATGGAAGCGGTTCAACGATTTAAGGATCGTGATCGCTTCTTCATCCCATGGAGTTTTGACTATCGGGGAAGGGCTTACCCAATTCCTGCATTCCTAACTCCACAGGACACAGACTTCGGCAAGTCACTGTTGAGGTTTGCTGATGAGTCGTACATGACCGATGAGGCAGAGCAATGGTTGGCTTTTCATGTGGCGACCTGTTATGGGCTTGACAAGGCCACCATGCAAGAGCGACTTGAGTGGACGGCTAACAACGTCACACTCATCAGCCGGATTGCTACTGATCCAATTGATTCACTACCAGAGTGGGAAACTGCTGAAGAACCATGGCAATTCCTTGCAGCTTGTGATGAGTATTATCATTGCGTGATCGCAGCTGATAGACATTTCACTGGACTACCTGTCGCTGTAGATGCCACATGTAGTGGCCTTCAGATACTCGCAGGGTTGGCACGAGATCGTTCAACAGCTCGCTTGGTCAACGTTCTACCAAGTGAGAAGCCACAAGACGCCTACAAGGTGGTGGCTGAACTTGCAAGAAGTTCAGTTCCTGAACGCTTGAGGGAACATCTTGACCGCAAGGTAACTAAGCGATGCGTGATGACCATTCCTTACAATGCAAAGCCCTACTCAAACCGTAGCTACATACGAGATGCGTTTGCAGAGAAAGGAGTAGAGGTTGAGAAGGATGAGCTGACACAAGTAGTCAAAGCCATCAGAGATGCAATGCAAGTTGTTGTCCCTGGCCCTATGGCTGTGATGAAGTGGATTGAATCTGAGGTAGCTGCCGCAATTAGACGCGGTGCTACTCATCTGAAGTGGACCACGCCATCAGGGTTTGTAGTACACCAGAAACTCAATAAGAAACAGATCCAACAACTAGATCTGCAACTACTGGGGAGGTGCAGGGTAAACGTTGCTGTCGGTGATAAGGATGAAGTTGACCTAAACCATCACAAGAATGCCACAGCTCCAAACCTAATCCACAGCTTAGACGCTTCTCTACTTCATCTTACAGCATTGAGGTTCAATGCACCGATTGCATTGATTCACGACTCTGTACTGTGCAGGGCCACTGACATGTCGATCCTGTCCACTATGGTACGAGAAACATACATGCACCTGTTTGCAGAGCACAACTATCTACAGGACTTTGCCAGACAAATTGGGGCAGAGTCTGATCCGCCGATCATTGGTGATCTAGAACCAGAGACCGTGATCGAATCCACCTACTTCTTTTGTTAATGGCACAAGCAATTCATGTCACCCAGAACCCTGTTGTTCTGGAAGGTTACCAGGCTGTCCTTAAGCCGTCTAAGTTTGGATACTCACTGAGTGCAATCATTGACCAGAAACTGGTTGATGTATTGGAGGATGACCGTACTGAAACCCTTAAATGGGCAGAATCAAAACTGAAGAACCCCAAACGGTCTACTCTCAAGCCAGAGCCTTGGGAAGAAGTCAGTGAAGGACAGTACAAAGTAAAGTTCAGCTGGAATGAAGAAACCCGTCCGCCCGTGGTGGATTCAGAAGGAACTCCTATTACGGACAACTCCACTCCCATTTACAGCGGCTCAACAGTTAAATTGGCCTTTAAGCAGAAGCCTTACATCCTCAAGGATGGTGTCACTTACGGAACCTCCCTCAAAATTGTGGGAATTCAAGTCGTCACTCTCTCTTCTGCGGCTGGCATTGATCGTGGGAGTCTGGACGAAACGGAGGTTGCCGCACTTTTCGGCCAAACAAAAGGCTTCAAAGCTGGTGAGCCAAATGTTATCGCAGCTGAAGACGCTTCCGTAGAAGACGACGACTTCTGATGGCATATCGCTCAGGTCTGGAGAGACAGGTAGCTGATCTGCTCTCCAGCTTGGGGGTTAAGTACGAATACGAGTCTACAAAGGTTCCCTATATCCTGCAGTGTAACTATACACCTGACTTCCTGCTGCCCAATGGTATCTATCTAGAAACCAAAGGGCATCTTACGGAAGAAGATCGTAGGAAGATGAAAGCAGTCAAGGCTGCCAACCCTGAACTTGACATCCGCTTTGTATTCCAGTCCCCCTATAACAAGATCTACAAAGGATCCAAAACTACATACGCCAAGTGGGCAGAAAAACACAACTTCCCTTGGTGTTCGTTTCAATCCATCCCCATCTCTTGGTTGACCTAATGAATTACGGCACTCCTGAGTATTACAAGCAGGGCTTTGCTGACTTCCTTGCTGACGTAGATGCCGACCAACCTGCAACTGTTGACAACCTAGTAGAAGGTTTCTTGATGGCTGTAGGTGAGTGGATCGACTACCACCAGAAACAAGCTGATGCTTACTCCAACATCCGAGAGCGAGTTCGTCAGGCACTTACCGTGTGAGAACTGCGGGTCGTCTGATGCCAACTCAATGTACTCAGACGGCCATTCCTTCTGCTTCTCATGCAACACATACACACCGGCAGACGGTGACGTTCACAATCATGCAATGTCTAACAATGTCAGACTCCAAGGTTCAGCCGAACGGCTGCAAAAGCGAGGACTGTCTGAAAAAACCTGTCAATTCTACCGAATCCACAAAGACGGGGACGTTCTACGCTTCCATTATTTCGACGATGCTGGAGTACTACGGGGCTGCAAACTAAAGACCAAGAATAAGATCTTCAGCTACGAAGGAGCCACAAGTGGAACACTCTTTGGACAACATTTGTTTCCCGCCACTGGAAAACGAGTTGTCATCACTGAAGGGGAACTCGATGCAGCTTCGTGTTACGAAGTTATGTCGGGGTGGCCGATGGTTTCTCTACCTAGCGGTGCCGCAGCGGCCAGGAAGTCGGTTCAACGGTCTCTCCCATGGCTCCAGGGTTATGCGGAGATTGTCTTGTTCTTCGACAATGACGAGGCAGGCCGTAAGGCAGCGGAGGAAGCAGCAAGCGTCCTACCACCTGGCAAGTGCAAGATCGCCCGTATGGAGGCGTACAAGGATGCCTCAGACGCCCTTCAGGCTAATGACACTGAAGCAATTCGTCGAGCTATATGGGACGCGAAACCTTACCGTCCAGATGGAATTGTCGATGGTAAGTCCCTCCTAGAGCTTGTCACTACACCCAACCCACCCTGTGATCATGAGTACCCATTCAATGGTCTCCAAAGAAAGCTACACGGTATCCGATACGGAGAACTTGTCACTATTACTGCAGGATCTGGTATCGGCAAGTCCTCATTCTGCAGGGAGCTTGCCTGTGATCTTCTTCAAAGAGGAGAGCGGGTCGGTTACCTGGCTCTTGAGGAATCGAACAGACGAACTGCGCTTGGACTGATGTCCGCTGCTGTTGGCAAATCACTTCACCTTGGAGAACATGACCGATCTACCCTCACCGAAGCTTATTCTAACAGTCTTGCTAAGTGGAACCTGTTTCTTTTTGATGGCTTCGGCTCTTTCGACCCCGACGTTATCTATAACCGAATTGAATACCTTGCTTGCGGGCTAGATACTAAGGTAATTTTTCTTGATCACTTATCCATCCTGTTGAGCGGGTTGGATGGCGACGAACGCCGAATGATTGACACGACGATGACCAAGCTCCGCTCCTTGGTTGAACGTACGGGAATCGCAATGTTTCTTGTATCTCACCTACGGAGAACATCCAATGACACCCCACATGAAGAGGGAGCTCGCGTCACTTTGGGGCAGCTCAGGGGAAGTGCAGCTATTGCACAACTCTCTGACGGAGTTATTGCACTCGAACGAGATCAACAGGCCTCAGCTGGAGGAGATCGTACGACAGTGCGAGTCCTTAAGAATCGCTATTCAGGCGAAGTTGGCGTCGCGTGCCATCTGACCTACGACCTAGATACTTGTAAGTTTCATGAAACTGAACCAGACGAAGAGTTCGACCCAACAACGGACTTCTGAACTAAAGCGTCCTAACCCGCCTACACCTGAAGCAATCAAACGTGCCCAATTCGTCGATAAGACATATCGCTGGACTGGTAAATGACTGACCCCACCCAACTGAGCCCCGCCGCGCAGGCGGTACTGGATGCTTA